ATTTTGTATTGCAGATTTATCTACATCCTGCATATAATCAATCTTTTCAATTTTTAATTTATCAGTATTTACATCTGATAATGACCACATAAATAACTGTACATTATCACTAAATCTTTTAATTGCATACTGTGAAGGTCTACCTGTTTGCCCTTTATTAGGTAGCTTCAACCATTCTTCATAAGAGATACGTGTCATCTCTAAATCTGTATTATCTCTATTTACAACAACTTGCATTACGTCACTTACATGACTACCTAAACTTACTGCAGTTGTACTTGAAGCAATACTTACAGTTGTTGTATTAGTTGTCCATAAACAAACACCTCTGTTTTGCCAGTCACTTAATATTAAATTAATTGACCTTCTTGCACTTCTAGGTTCTTCACCAAGAGTTACCTCACCACCAATCATCTCAGTAGCTTCTTGAATAACATCACCTATTTCTAAATTAAAATTATATGTACCTGAAGGACTGTACGACATTTAACCTCTCATTACTTTACCACCACCACGCAGTGCTTTACCCATACCTCTACCACCTTTTTTACCACCTGTAGTTCTAGGTCCTTCTATAAATATATCTCTAGGGTCAATTGGTTGCTTTGTTTTTTTTGGTTTGTAGTCAACTTTTAATTTTTTAGTTTTTTTAGGTTTTTTAATTGAACCAATTCTACCACCATCATTTTTACTTTCATATGCTTTTCTACCATCTTTAGCTATCTCTTTTATTTTATCAAGATTACTTACTTTTGTTGTAGAACCAGGAGCTTCAACTTCTTTAATAATTTGTTTAGCTTTTTGTTCATGAAGTTCAATTCCTCTTTCCATATCTTTTTTTTGTTTAGTTGTAAGTTTTAAACCTCTTTTAAGTTTATTTATAATAGTTTTAGTTTCTTCAGCAAGTTTCATCATGTCTGATGAAAACATAGAACCTAATTTACCTTTAGAATCTTCAGTGCCTTTAAATTTTTTTAATACTTTTTTTCCAACACCTTTTACTACACCCATTATTTATATCCTTTTCCAAAACCTCGTAAAGCAGCTCCAGTGCCTTTAGGTGCACCAACTCTACCACCAGATTGCATTTTTTTAATACCTACTTTTTTTCCTTTTTTCATATCTTTAGGATTTATCATAGTTTCAGGATTTTTACCTTTTACAAATTGGTCATGCTGAACATTCATCATTTCTTTTTCTCTAATATTTCTAGCATTTGCAACTTTTCTTTTTAAAACATTAGCATTAAAACCAGGTATATCATTTATTTTATCTTTATGTTTACTTATACCTTTTAAAATTTTTATTATTGTAGGACCTTTATATTTATTTGCTATAAATTTAGCACTTTCAGTCATTGCTTCAGCAACCATTTTAGGTATACCTTTTTTAATTTTAGCTTGTTTATTTAATTTTTTTATAGTATCTTTTTCTTTTGACATTTATTACTCCTTTCAATATTAATTAACCACGTCTGGCTTTTCCATAGCCACGATAGCTACGATTAGATTTAAGACTACCACCACCTGATTTTTTTAATGTGTTTCTCATTATATTTTTATCTATAGTTTCTTGAGGAACTTCAAATAAATTTAAATCCATAGCTTTATTTTTAGTCATTTGTTGTTCAGGTGGAACTCTATTAACCATTGTAGTTTCTTTACCCTTACCTCTTAAAGTATCACTTACATCAATAGGTGGCTTTCTTTCTCTTAATTTTTTTCTCATACTATTAATAAGTTTTCGTTTAGAAGACATATCCTTTGTAAAAACTTCTTTTAGTTTCTTTTTTATCTCACCTACTTTTTTACCTGCAAACTCAGGAATGTCTTTAACTTGTTCAACAACTTTTTTTTGTTGTTCCATAGTTAAGTCTTTAAATTTTTTAAGTAAAGCTTTTTTCATCACATTCTCCCTTTGTTTAATGAACCACCCATATATTTTTTTATAGACTTTTCATTTTCTTTTTCTTTACGTTTCATTTCTTTTAATTCTTCATCAGAGAATAATTCTGATGAACCTACTTGTGTGGGTCTTAACATATGAATTGCTCTTCCTACTGGATTTAATGCAAGTAAAGTTTTTATAGGATTTTTCATTCCTATTGCTTGTCTTAGACCTTTACTTAGAACTTTACGAGCAGAACTTTTTTCTAACTTTTTACCTAAAAGTTTAGAAGGTTTTTTAAATACACTTTTTCCTTTTTTCTTTTTCTTTACACCAGGTTTACTTATCTGTTGTGGTATTGAACTTCTACTAATAACCATTAATTACTCCCATCTACGACTGTGTTATCTGCTCCTGCAGGACTTGCAGGTCTTGTCATATCGTCACGTCTAAATCTTCTGGCTCTGTTTCTGACAATTGAAATAGCTGATTGATACTTTTGTTCAAATGTAGGAACAGCTTGAAAGTTTTTCATAAAGATATATGATTCAACTAAACATGCATTAAACAATGCGTTATAACAAAAATCTGTAAAGTAATTACTAGGTGAAGCTGACGTTAAAGTTGTAGGTCTTGATATATGTACTATCTCACCATTACTTGTTGATGAAGGTGTAGGTGCTACTAATATAGTTGTATTATCTTTATGTGCATAATACTTTGGTTCACCTGTTGAAGCTGATACATTCCAGTAATCTCTTAAATATTCATCAGTCTTTAAAAGTATACTTGTCTTTGCTCCATTAATATCAACATTAAAGTTCTTTATAATTCTTGTACCTGTTGGTAAAGTAACTATATTGTTGCCTTGTGAAACTGCAACTGAAGTATATGTTACTAAACCATAATCATCTAATTCATCTGTTAATCTTTCCTCTGCTCTATTAACAATATTAGGTAATTGAGTTAAAAACTCTGACGAGTCATTTTCAGTTGTATTTATAATTTCTGTTGTTAAAGTTGTAAAATCTGCCATCTAACATTTCCATCTTCTACGTGCTGCACAAATTCTTTTCTTTGGAGTTTTTTTACAATCAATGTTGTGCATCTTCATTTGTCCTTTACTTCTCGAACAATAAGATTTTCTTCTCTTTGCTCTTTTTCCTGTAGGTCTTGCTTCTGTTACTGCAGTCTTTAATTTAGAACCTGGGTTTGCTCTACGATAAGCAGCAACACCTTTTTTTGTCATACCTGCACCTTTGCTAGTAGGTAAAAAATTACCTGACTTAACACTAGTCTTAATTCCCATTCCTTTAGATTTTTTCTTAGCTTTTCTAGCCATTTATTTATCCAAAGTAAATTGTTGCATAAACACTTGGAGTTGCACTTACAACAACACCAGTTTCACATCTAACACCTTCATCTGCTAGATAAGTGTCTAATGTACCATCTGCTGCCATATTAATTTTAATTCTTGATTTAGTAGCTCCAGTTGTTAAACCATCTTTTATTTCAAATGTACCTACTGCATTTTTTGAATTTAAAACATTAAAACCTCTAATCCTTGTTGCAAAACTAATTGCAACTGCTGTTGAGTCTCCTGCTGAAGTTGTTACATGTCTTACTGTACTTAAATTAGTCATTCTTATTCCCTATATAAAATATAAAGGGTCTCATAAGAGACCCCTTATAAATGTTTATCTATGCTCCTTGTGAACCATAGTAACTTCTCCAATCAGAAACACCAAAAGAATATCTTTCTCTTGATTTAAATCTGACGTTACCTGTATCAAAGTCTGGCTCCATTTTAGTTTGTAGAGGAACTCTTACAAACATTTTGGCACCATTAGGCACATCAGTTTTAATGTAGTAGTCGTTGGAATTTGTAAATCTTCTATTTACATAATATCCATCAGGAACTACTCCCATGTTTCTAATTGCGTTAATATCGTTATGATTTGACCCTACTTTACCTGGAGAAGCTAATAGTCTCTCTGCAGTAAATTTAAGGTCAGATGGAATGTGTAAAGATACAGCTTGTGTACCAATTAAGATACCTCTGTCATCTTTTGTTGCATCAATAGCAATCAAAGCAGTTTCTAAAGCTGACTCTGATAAATCAGCAGCAGCTAGAATATTACTTTGAGTTCCACCTCCTACAACTGGGTGTGAAGCTGAAAAGAAAGCTTGTCCATCACCAATTGCACTATCACCTGCTGTAAATCCATTATTGAAAATAGCAGCAG